GTACCGGTGGACAGCTTCGGGATGTTGATGCTGTTGGTGCCGGACGGCAGCGCCTGGTTGGACACGACGTTCGCGGTGGGGCGACCGGCGCGGGCCAGGGAGATGTACTGATCCACGAGCCACGCCGGCGGGACGGCGTAGCCGCCGGTGCCGTCGGTGCGGTTGAGGTTACGGGCTTCGGTGTACTCCGGCAGGGTGGACACGTCGTGGGCGTGACGGCCCAGACGCTCGCGTGCCTCGGTGGCGTCGTCACGGCCGGGGATCGACACCGTGATGAGGTCCTTGAGATAGGACCGACGCGGGTCGCCCTTGACGTAGGTGGCCTGCTCGCGGACCGATTCGACCATCCGGCGGGCTTCGCGCAGACGCTTGTCGCCGTCGGAGAGCTTGCCGGTACGGGCGATCTCGGAGCGCTGCTCGTCGATGCGCTCGTCGAGGCCGGTGATACGGGCGTCGGTCTTCTCGATGTCCTTGGTGAACGACCGGAACTCGCCGTCTTCGACGTCGGTCAGGTTCTCGTTGCCCGCGGCCTCGGCCACGTCCAGGATCGCCTGACGCTTGCTNATCAGGGTTTCGCGCTCTTTGGCAGCTTCTTCACGCTGCGACATGAGACGCTTGAGGAACTCCTCCATGAGGGGTTCTCCTTTCATCTTTTTTGGTTGAGGTGGACCGGTTTGATCCACCGACCAGAGGTGCGTCCCGAGTGCCACGGTGACTTAGCGCGCCCGATCCGCCGCCCAGTGCCAGGGCNGTCAGATCGGTGCGAAGCCTTTCCTCTGAAGTGTTAGGTCAGGACGCCAAGTGCTTGGCGGCGCTGACGGTCATGGGGTCCGGGGAGTCGACCGGGCGGCACAGCCGCCGGTACTCCGAGATGGACAGACCCGAACCGGACTGGCGGCGCCGTTCGGGCGCCGGTCCGGCCGAGAGCTTGAAGTCGCCGACCGGATCGTCGTCGGGCTCGGTCTCTGTGCCGCAGTCTGCGCCGGCGTCGGCGCANATGTCGTGGATGGCCTGCGCCAGCGTGGAATTGCTCGGATCGGCCAGGTCGCCGCCGCTGCGCGTGATGCAGCCCAGCAGGGTGCGCGCCTGTTCGTCGGCGGGGATGTCCTCGGACTTGCGGGCGGCCATCAGTTGATCCATCGCGCGGTCGACGTCCTCGGACATCGCGCGCAGCTCGGCCAGCTCGTCGGCCTTGAGGTTGGCCAGTCGCTCGACAGCGGAGCGGATAGTGGCCGAGGTGTAGGGGTTGGCGCCGAAGCTGACGATGGAGACGTCGCCCTTGTGCAGGGAGACCTCGGTCAGTGAGCGCTCGGTCTCGTCGTTGTTCCACTCCTGGCGCTTGACCCGGAAGGCGAAGGACATCTCGTCGACGTCGCCGCGCTCCATCTTGACCGCCAGCGAGCGCACGGTGTGGTCGCGCAGATCGAGGTCGGCCTCCGAGAGCAGACCCTCGGAGTCGACGCCGAGGCGCAGCGTGCCGGACTTGGTGCGCGCCAGGGGCAGGCCGTCGTGGTTGATCAGCAGGTGCACGTCCGGGTTGGCCTTGAGGGTGGTGTCGAAGGCCTTACGGGTGACCATCTCGGTCCAGCCGCCGGCGTTGGCGCCACCATGGACGTCATAGCCACGGTTGAACACTGAGGCGTAGCCGGAGAACTTCAGCGTGTTGTTGGCGCCGGTGCGGAACTCGAACTGGCTGGCGGGAACGCTGCGCCGTTCAGGGGAGTCGATCAGGTCGGCCTTGTTAATCATGTGTGCTCCTGGCGATATCGGGAGATGATCCGCGCGCCAATTCCTGGCGGTGCGGGCTCGAGTCCTGCGGGCTTCTTCGGGGCCGGGGTCGGGGCCGGGTCGGTGCCCTCGGTGGTTCCCTCGGTGACGGTCTTCGGTGTCGCGACGGTGGCCGGGTCGAAGCCCAGCGGGGCGAAGTTCAGCGGCTGCAGATACCCGTCGCCATCGGGGACCGGCGGCATCTCCTCGCGGGCGCGCATCTCGTTGACCGAGAGCAGGCCGGCCTGACGCGCCAACTGGTAAGACTCGTAACGGCTCTTCTGGTCGCCGCGCAGCAGTGCGGTGGTGTCGAACTTGGCGAACTGGCCGCGCGGCAGCGCATTACTGATGGAGGACTCGATACAGGTGAGCCAGCCCATGAGGGTGTAGGTGACGAAGCCGAGCGACTGCTGCTCGATGCCGGTGCCCCAGCTCGTGGAGCGCTCGACGTCGCCGATCATGTGCGGCGGTACTCCGAAGAAGCGCGCGATGTCCCCGGTGGAGGCGCTGCGGGTGGCCAGGAACTGGGATTCCTCGGGGGTGATGGTGATGGGCTTCCAGTCGAAGCCACCGGAGAGCACCGCGGGCAGGCGGCGGCCGCCGTTGGAGGCGATCCACTGCGCCTGGTTCAGTTCGACCTCTTCGGGCGTGAGGCTCTGGTCGGTGCGCAGCACGCTCGAGGGGTTCGCGCTGTCGCGGAAGTAGCGGTAGCCGTACTCCTCTGCCGACAGGCCGATGCCGATGGCCCGGGCGGCCTGCTGGATCGGAGTCAGCCCCAGCGGCTCGCCGGGCATGGTGAACCTGCGGATATGGATGATGTCGGCAGACTTCACACGCTCGCCCATGACCCGGTAGATCGGGTCGTACCACTCGAGGACGTTGACGCGGCGCTCGACGTGCACCAGATCCGGGTGCAGCGGCATCAGCGCGGTGGGATAGCCCAGGGCGTCGCGGCCGGTGACCATGTGGAAGCTGTTGCCGCGCAGCGCCAGCGTCGAGACGATCATCCACTTCCACTGGAAGAGGTCCATCTCGGGAACGGGCTTGCGGATCAGCGTCGGCGTCGGGAAGACCCGCTGTGGCATGTTGTCGGCGTCGCGGCGGTAGACGTACATCGGCAGGCTCGCGATGGTGTCGGCGAGNAGGCGAACGCAGGCGAACACCGCCATGTGCGACATGGCCTTGTGNGTGCCGACCAGGTCGCCGTTGTAGGTGTCCGAGGGCAGCGGGATNAAGGCTGAGGAACTCAGCGTGCGGTGCTCCTCGGCCGGNTCCTGGGCGCGGTGGTTATTGGGCAGCAAGCGGTTAATCAGGCTCATTGCGGCCTACCCGCGGCCACGCCAACCACTAGGAGCCCCAGACCTGCCGAAATAAGCCCGAAAGAGGGCGACATCAGCCAGAAACCGGCTGAAATCGAGCCGATTCCGGTCAGTTCGGCGGCGTTAGACCAGAATTCGGTCCAGTTCGGGCGCCAGCCGGACCAGCGGGGCGCTTTCGGGTCATCCGGGGTATTGACCGCCGGCGGGGACCACAGATCGCTGATGTCGGGCTCGGGAAGCTCGACACCGTCGGACACGGCGTCGGCGTAGAGCCGACCGCCTGCTCCGAACTCAGTGTCTATCACGTTAGTTGCTTCTCCCAGTCGGATATCTTGTCGGTGTCCCAGCCGTGCACGCGCGGGACCGCCGGAATGTTGGCCAGTCCCCAGACCGCGCCGATCGCGGCGTTCAGTGGTGCGACGTCGGTCGGCGACTTGAGTTGGTCGACGACCCATCCCCCGGCCGGTTGATGCTTCTCCACCGCCGAGGTGGCCGCCATATCCAGGCCGCTGTGCGGCAGGTGACGCAGTGTGGTGTCGCGCAGCCGGTCAAACATCTGACCGCAGCCCGCGCTGATCTGGTCGCCTTTCCACTCCACGACCGGCAGGCGGCGCTTCTGCATAGCCTTGAGCAGCGCGCCGACCGGGGATCCCAGCACCGAGCGGATCACGATGCCGGAGTAGCTCTTACGGTGCTCGACGAGGTAGTCCACGACCCAGTCGGTGCCGGCGCGGTCCTCGGAGATGCCGACCACGGCATGATCGTCGGCGGTCAGTCCTGCGCGGGCGATGAAGGTCTGCGCGCGCTTGTGCGAGACCTCGACGCAGATCATGATCTTGGCCTCGGGTGCAGGCCGGGCGTCGATGTCGGAGGAGTCGACCCAGGTTCCCTCGGGGAATGGGCCGCCGACGCCGAAGGAGGTCTCACGGCAGCAGATCTCGGCCTCGGCGACGTGCGCCGGGGAGGTGCGCAGCCCGGAGATCAGTGCGCGGTAGGTGATGCAGTTGTCGGTGACCTCGAAGTGATTGCACGACGGGTTCGCCTGCATCAGACCCTGCGGGTCGTTGCGCGGTAGGCCCGGGGCCATCGACCACTCGAACCAGCCGACGTCGAACTCCACCTCGGGCATGTCGTCGAACTCCGGCAGCGCCTCGATCTCGCCGAGGACGTCGGACTGGATGTCTTCGTCGNAGTCGGGCCAGCCGAGCTGTCGGTGGGCCAGCGCGCGCAGGTAGCGCAGCACCACGCCGGAGGCATCCGGGGCGTTGGAGAAGGCCCAGCACTGCGCCTTCGGGCGGGCGTTCATGGTGTTGGTCACCGCGGCCCATGAGTCCCAGGACTGATGCTCACGCAATTCGTCGAGCAGGATCAGGTCACCGGAGAAGCCACGACCGCCGCGGCGCGTCGCCGAGGCGATGCGGTACTCGCTGGTGGTCTCTTTGCCGTCGGTGTGGTGGATGATCTGGAACTGCTTCGGGTGGCCGAGGTAGACGCCGTCGTTGGGGATCAGTTCGGCCAGTTCCTCGTCGCCCTGGGCCAGCGAGACGGCCTCTTTCCAGGCCTTCTCGGCGTTGGCCAGGTCCTGGGCGGTGCCGATGATGGTGCGCGACTTCAGGGCGTACATATGCCAGAGCGCGAGCACGATCTCGATGGCGGTCTTGCCGGACTGGCGGGCCACCTCGACGACGACCGTGCGGAAGCGGTAGGTGCCGTCGATGTTCAACTCGAGGCCGTGCAGCAGCAGCCAGCGCTGCCAGGGGAACAGTTTGAGGTTGAGCAGTTCCTCGGCGAAGCGGATCGCCGAGTAGCCGTGGGTGGTCAGGCCGTTCTCGTCGCGCTCGACGGTGACATCGCGGATCGGCGGGATGAACACCCGCGGGGTCTCGATGCCGAGCAGCTCGGCCATGGACTAGCCGGTGGCCTTGGTCATCGCCTGCACGCTGGCCAGGCGGCCGCGCTTGCGGGCCGAGCCCTTGCGTAGTTCCTCGAGGATGGCGGTCAACCTGGCTGCAGCGGCCGGCTGCTGGGACAGTGCGAGCGGGTTGTCGAGGATGCGAGCCATGGCCAGCGCGGCCTGGGCAGCACCCTTGCGGGTCTCAGCGGAGGTCAGTGAGGCCAACTCCTCGAGCACGGCGGCCTCTGCCTGTCCGGCGGCGCGCACCGGGGACGGGGCGGCACCCGGGAGGGCCGTGACCGTCGCGGATCCCGCAGCAGAACCATCGACGGCCACGGCGGCCTTCCGCGGGCGGCCTCGTGTCGGCGCCGGAATGTCGGCGCCTGCCCGTCGTGCTTTCCACTCGCGCATGTACTGCGACATGGCGGCTTTACACGGCTCGCAGCGGCACTTATCGTCGGCATACCGCTGCCGAGTGCCGTGTTCTGCCATGGGTGAAGTTCCTCGTTTTATGCATCGTGGCCCCATTTATGCACTCGCCAAATGCGGGGTGGGGGGGTATACGTCGCTGCGCGCGTCAGGTGGGGGGGTATACGTGACCAAACCACCGGCCGGGGTTTAAATCGGCCCAGTTCAGCGGTCCCAGGGCCGTCGGACTGGTCGAGGTCGCCTATAACCGCAGGTCAGAGGCTTAAAGTTAAAGGTTAAACGGGTTGTCCATAAAGTTCGGCAGG